CTGGTTCACTGACCGAATGACTACTAGTCATTACAATTTGGCCAGATGTAGCTGTTGACACTTTAGGTACATAATGCACCCGAAGTTTATTCCAACGATATTTCTCGAAACTTCGAGCCAAATTGCCAAGGAATGTACCTACGAAGTAAGCAGGACTCATAAGAGCACTCTTACCCACGCAGAAATCAGTAACTCCTTGGCATTCGACAGGATCTAGAAAATCTGTTCCATGTAGTGTAGCACCATCCTTATGACGCACCAGCTTTGGTTGCTGTTGCCTAATGATGGTACCGATGGACACTGGGGCTCCCGCTTTTCGAATTGAGAGTCCTCCAGTGCCCACAGGCTGACCGGCCTTAGCCGATCCTCGTAGTTTTGTGTTTTTAGCTACCATCTTTTCTTGTAGCTCAGTTTTTGTAGGAATTGATTTATCACCGGACCGAAGGATACCTTGAAGTCCGACCGTAAGTCCTGCAACAGTGCGAGTAAAACCGCGTCCAATGTTCTGACTAGCAAATAGGAGATCAGCAGACCGCAAATCTCCATCATCTGCATAGACAAAGTCATGCTGGCGACAAGTTTCATCGAACTCACTGTTAGCAGGAGCAGTACCCCGGCGCGACGTTTGGTACTGACCATTTGACCAATATGGTCCACACCAAGACATTAGTATGGTGCAGATGTAATATGTTCAAAATTATCAGCGTGGTCTTTTTGGTGTTGGTATTCCAGCGTCCTGTAATATTCTTCCAACGCGCATTGTTCATCCGGTGTGAGACCCCATGCACTCATGAAACTTATACGAGCTTCAGGTGTGACGGGATGTTCTCGTGCTTTTAGCCTTTGTGCTAAAAACATGGCACCACTTGCCATCTGGACACTAGAATTGACGTTACTCTTAATGCCCGACCTCATGTAGAACTTATAAAATTCTTGCATGACTGGTACCCCTCCGGTTAATGCGAGACCACATTCTCCAACAGCCCACATCCACTTCCTCACACTGGTTTCAGTGTTCATTGGAAGAAAGGTGCAACTATCCTTTTCTCGGGCCTTGTCAAAATTGCGGACCATTATTGGTCCACGGGCGGTGTTAATACACCGCATTTGGCAAAACTCGACCTGAGCCAATTCAAAGACTGGTTCCTCCACAACCATTCGGAAACCTAGGCCCAAAAACCAGGTATCCAAACCTTGTGCGAAATGTGTGTAATTTGTTTGTTCCATGAAGACGACACAGTCGTCTCCATTGTTGAGGAACTTGATCGGAATTTGCTTCTCTTTAGCATAACTCCAGACCATTGCACACATAATGATGCAATTGCCAAGGGCAGTATTCATGTCGCCGCTAAATCGACGACCACGCACCTTGTAACGTAACTTACCGTCATCACAGTAACCTACACCACGATTATTAACTTGCATGTCTAATAATCGGCTTAGTTCGGGATCTTTGTACAACATTTGATAAAAACTATGTTCCCATTGCAACATTTCTGCGCTAACATGCATGTCGAACTTTGTCGCATCCATGCCAACGGCACATGGTTGATTGAAGTGGTTCCACTTCTGCTCCATAACAACACCCAACTCTTCTACATTGACGCCCTTAGCTACGACAATGAGATCGTCTTGAAACACACGAGAGATACATTTGTATATCCTGTGTTCAATGTGTTTCAAATAACTACCGACACCAATGTTATATACTTGATGTCGCGGTTGAATGCACCTGGGTGCTTTATTTGGTGGCACTTTTTCACACTTCACAAAAGCTACGCTAACAGCATGTTTTCGTTTAACACCGACTGATACGTATTCATCTAGTGCATTTTCATAAATCTTTCGTTTTCGTCCTTGAAACATCTCAACAAATTCCTTTGGAGATAGCCTGGAGGGTTTCTTACCGAAAGACTTACGTAGTGCAAATTTGAATGCGTTAAGTCTTTGATCGATGGTGACACGTAATACTTTCGGTGGTTCGATAAAATCGTTACCCACCTTACAGTAGTACATGCGTTCCAACAACGCTGCGCTTAGTGTGTGTATGTCAGAGTTGTTAATTTTTAGAGTGCGATTGTTACAGCCAACTCCGGCTAAAACATGTAATTCTCGCACTTTGGGCGAAGCCTGGATTAACTTGATGGACAAGCCCGTGTGAGTCAATTGTGATTTATGACTCACGCCATCAAGCGTAACCAAGCCCCCCTAGCAGCGCATGAAGCGTGGAGCCAAAGAACTCCAACGCCACTTGCGTATCCAGACTGGCCAACTCTGTGACCATTCACGTGCCTGAATGTCATGTACGCTAGGTACAAACACACTCTCCAATATTTTGGGCAACATGGAGTTAATGTGTGTGGGACGGACACCATGTGTCTTCATGATCCTGACAGCAGTTCTTCTTACTGCTTTCTCATTGGCTTCACTGCGTTGTGGAACACCGAAAGTTAATCGACATTCCGCAATGACAGTATTCATATATGGCGCACGCTTCCGGTGCTTTACTTGTCTATGACAATCCACATCAACTGGAGCGTTGTTGAGAG